CTTGGCAACCAACTGGAAGTCCAGTAGCCGATCACAGCCCATAATGGTTTCTTCCACGGGAACACCGTAGGCCAAATAATCCTTGACGGCCTTGGCAACCACACAGGCATTGTTATTGACATTGAATGCACCGGCAGGAGCTATGCCACGGACGAGGACACCGCCCTTGATTTTCGGCTCACCCTCGAAAGGCAGCTCCACATAATTGTTTACATCTTTCTGACAGATCATCTTTATCAGGTCTTCTTCCAACTCAAAGCCGGTACGGGTTTCCCATTCCTGAGTGATCTCCTGATACTTAGGAACATCGGAGTCATCAAGACTGACCATGATACCGTCTGTGTTGAGCTGAATAATTCTCAGCGTAGGACAATCCTGAGTGAGATGAACCGCCATTTCGAGCAACTGCAACTGACCGGAAATACAGACTGACCTTCCCATGAGCGGGTCGTAGAGGTCATTATATCGGTTCAGCATGGCACCGTAGGTGGTGTTCAGAACCAGTTTCAAGGCGTTGGCAATGTTCTTGTCACCGGCTTTCTTCGCCCTAACACGCCGCTCAATGGTAGCAGCGTACACATCGGGGGAAGGAATGTTCCGGCTACAATAGCCGTTCAAGATCATCTGGTGAGGGTAGTAGCTGGCAACATCTTTGTTGCGGATAGAACGGGTTTCGGTGGCTTCTTCTCGGTAACAAGGGATAGCTCCGTGAATGCCGCCGTAGGCAATCGTGCAAGGACAATCGCCCACCATAATTTCGAGCTTTTCCTTGAACACCACTTCGTCAGGAATACTCCTGTCTTTCAGGCGATCAAAGAATGCGAATACCTCCGGGGGAATATACTGCCGAAGCAGCTTAGGCGGGTACTGGTATTCACGCTCGTCATCGTGAGGTTGCTGTTCTGCGTCCAGATAGGCAGCGGTCAACTTGGCGTTAGTCATATACAGAGCCTTTTCTTCACGAATGCCCTTTTCTTGACCAAGGGTGCGTTTGCTGAACAGATAGCCTTGCCGCAGATCGTCCAATTTATCGGTAGCGTCAACATCGTGATCACAGTAGAACTCGACTTCTTCCTTTTCCGCTTCGGTCAGCGGACGGTCAATGTCGAAGGACACGGTTGTTTCACGAATGTCCATGCCAAGGTGAGCTTCAATCGCTTTCAGGGACAAACCCATCTGGCAATCGTCCATGAGATCATACTGGTCGAAGAAAATCCGGCTATCTCGCAGTACGGGGTGTTCCCACCCCTCATGCCCGTCCACGATGATAAAATCGTTGACTGCCTTGATTTCTTCGGGAGTGAAGTCACACAGGACAGCTTTCAGGATAAATTGGTCGTAGTGCTTATTGTTGAACCCCGCCAGTAGGGGTTCCTGCTTCATGAACTGCTTGACCGCTTCGTTATCATTCCAGATACGGGTGCGCTCCTGCGTCAGCTTGTTCTTGAAACAAAACAGCCAATCGTAGGCAAACACCTCGCAGTCAAAAATGTAGAGATTATCGGTCAGGGCGATCACCTTCCATTTCTAAACTGCCCCATTGCTCTGCCATAGCCTTAGCTATGCCGAGGAAGGTCTTGGAGCGGTCTTTGGAGTTATGAGCGCATTGCTTCGCTCCATAACTGTCCCCCCCCCAACTTGCGCCCGGTGCCGGACGGCACAAAGGGCTTCCATTGAGAAAGAACTTCGGTGTAAATCAGCTCTGGTAGATTTTTGAGCCATAGGTAAGTGAGCTTGCTCCACGGCTCTCCGAACTGATAGGGCTGAATTCGTTGGGTTTCTTTGGGGAGTCCGACCACCGTCAGCGGCCTTGGGTTTTCAACCGCAATCCTCTCACAATCCGCATTGAGAAAGCGTAGGAAGAACTCTTTGGCTTCCATAGCCTTTGCCAAGCGTACCTCGTCAATTTGTCCCTTCTTGGGGTACATACGACAGGCACCGGCATTGCTCATGTAGGTGCAAGGCGGGTGTGCGATTATCAAATCCCAACGGTCAATGTAATGAGCCTTACCGTCTTCGGTCTTAAAGATCAGGTGTCTTCCGAGTAACTTCAAAGCGTCACCTCTAATATGCCACTCAGGGTGTCCACCAGAGCATTCCTGAATATCACAGGAATACGCTTCATGACCGCACCGGCGAAACTCTATACATACGGCCTGACTTTCCTCACAGGCAATGAGAACTTGCATGGCAACCTCCTATTCCAAAAACCGACAACCGGCTTTACGGTAGGTGGTACACCGTTTCTTGTAGCTGCGGACGAGATACTGAATACCATCGTCTACATAATCATAGGTCACGGGGTCAGCCTTGCCCTCAAAGGTACGGGCAACTCGCCCTATACTCTGAGTAATCACGGCATAATCCTTCTGCGGAGTAACCAGAAACAAACGGTCAAGCCGGGGAATGTCCAAACCCTCTTTTGCGAGAGAATAGGTGGCGAACAGGTACCGCTTCTTACCGGTTCTCATGTCCTCCATAGCCTGTTCTCTGAGAGCCTTGGCCTTTTTCGAGGTCATCTTGCCGTCCACCATGACCGCTTGCTCTCGAAGCTCACGGGGAAGGTGGTTCATCAGATACTCCAAATGGTTCAACCGGTCAGAGAGAATGAGGTTGTAGTGATCTGCATTGGCAATCAGGTCAGCCACAATCTGCTTGTTCCGTCCAGTCTGCTCCACAAGGTAGTTAATCAGCTTGGCGTAGATGATCGTGCCGTCTGTGTCCAGAAACTCTCTGCTCAGGCCGACACGGGTAGGACGGGGGCGAATGCTCACCGTCATGATCTTTTCCGCTACGGCTTCCTCTGGCACCTTGTAGGCTATCTGACCAAGCAGAGCATAGGTGGCAGCAATCATGCCGTCTGCCCGATGAACCGTGGCTGACAGGCCGTATTTGTGCCTTGCCGCCAGAGAATTCAGCACCTTAGAGAACTGCGTGACTGAGGTAGGGGTACCGGCTACACGGTGACACTCGTCCACGATGACGCAATCCCAAGTGTCCTTGTACCTTTCGAGGTCGATGTTACACATGGTCTGCACCGTGGCAAAGGTCATGGCCTTGCCGATTTGCACCTTACCCTCGGTGATCGTGCCGGTCAGAGAAGCACTCATGTACTGCTCCGCTCGGCTCTTACTCTGCAATAGCAAATCCCTTGTGTGGGTCAGCCAGAGTGTTTTCAGGCCGAGTTTGGTAGCCAGAGCAATTCCCATCTGCGTCTTACCAGAACCCGCAGGGCTTTGGAGAATGCCGCAGTAGACCTTGCTGAGAGCTTCCACAGCTTTTTCCTGATAATCGTAGAGCGGTACTTCACAATCAAACTGGACGAGCTTAGGCCAGTCAAAGGACTTCGTGAAGAAGTCAAAGTAGGGGTCTGCAATCTCGTCCACAATCTTCAAGCACCCATAAGGGAGTACCAGCGTTTCACCGTCCCACTCCATCAGGGAGAAGGTCTTGGGGGTATTGCCGAGCCAAAGGTGCATACGGGCTTTCTTGGCGTACTCAGGATTGGCGATCACCAGATTTTTCTTGCACCAGTCCAGAAGGGCGGGTTCTGGCTTATCAATTCTGATCTGGTTGCCGAGGTCTATTCGCATTGCTCCACCCACTCTCTGAGGGGAATGCCATACTCTCTGATCTCAGAAGCGGAAAGAACCGTTTTCAGGTAGCCAAGGCTTTCCAATTTGGAAAAGGGAATGAAGTAGACTGCGGCATTGCTCATTTTCAGAGCGAACCACCCCTCACCGTTACCGGTTTCTCGCCAGAGAACCATAGCGGAAGACTGGTTTTCCTCAATCCGCTCCATCTTGAAAATGTCTTTGGCACAGGCTTTGCAGTCAATGGGGTGAGTCTTACCATTTCTGGAAGCTATCACATCGAAGGGCTGACCCTGACTGTTCTGTGCGAGGTTATGCGCCCAAAAGCCGTACCCCGCCAAGCTCAAACAGAGCTGCCGTTCAAAGCTGGTGCCATCTTTGCGGTTGGTGTTACTCACGGGTACCACCTTCCTCTCTGAGAAGACGGAAATACCGCAAAGCGTCAAACCCCATGTACTCGTCAATCAGGTACTCAAAATCCCTGACCGACATAAGGGTTTCGTTCTTCCCGTCTTTCAGGGTGATTACACGGGGATATTCCATAATTCCTCCTTCTTCGCCGCTCCTTGCGGAGCGGGATTTTACGGGATTTCGGATTAAACGCAGAAGCCGAAGGACACGCCAAAACTGCCGCTGGCGCCGTTATAGTTGGCGCCGCCGTAGCTGTAGACACTGCAGAAGGCGGCGGTGGTGCCGCTACCAGGAGAACGCTCCCATCTCCAATCCCGCTCACCGTTCTGCTTGCACTTTCCGTAGGGAGTGTTTTCCTCACGGTACCAGTCATACCAATGACCTTCGGCACCACCGGAGAACACCTTTCTGCCAAAGACTTCCTGCTCGGACAGAACAAACACACGATCAACAGTCTTGCCGAGAGGGGCATTCTCTGCACCGCTGGTACGGGTCAGCTTGACACAGGGCTTGATGACGGCTCTCAGGTCTTCGGGGAGCATGGAATTGAGGAAGCTGCCGTTCAGCATGGAACGCAGATAGGACTTCTCCCAACCGCCCTTGTTGGTAGAGGTTTCGTTCATGCAGAAGTCATCATTCAGGGTTTCCACGGACTCGAAGGTAATGGGAAGCAGATCACCGGTGTCGCTGTTGTCGTGGTTGAAGCCGATGATACGGACACCGATGGTGGTACCATCATTCAAGGTGATCTTCTTGGTGTCACCAAGGGCGAACACTCTGTCAGCCATGCCGGACTGAGCATACATAGCGATCTCGCTCCAAGAGCAATCGTCCAGTTTCAGCTTAGGCATGACGGGCATAGCCGCATTGATACGACCACAGGGGCAAACGGGAACCTGAGCGGTGGAAGCAATGACCTTCTGCTGGAACGCAATGGTCTGCTCCATCTTCTCGAATTCAGCGCAGAGCTGAGAAAGAGCTTTATTCATGAAAAAATCTCCTTTTCATTTGGTGAATTGTCTGATATAATCAGAGTGAGCTTTTACGCTTGCCGCCTTTCGGTCTGCTACACCGAGGGCGGCTTTCTTCATATTCGTCTTCATCGTAGGTGTAGGAGTAGTCATACCCACCGGCAAGCCGAGTGAAAATGTCCATACAGCCAAGTCCGATCAGGCAGCGGAAGAACCCCGCTCCAAGGCCGACCATATCCTGTTCCATAGCACCAACGGTGCCGAAGACGAAGAAAAAGGACAGGAATGCGAGAACTCCAAATACCTTTTTCATGTGACTGACCTCCATTCGTATTTCTTGCCATGTTTGGCTTCATACCAACTCTCGAATTCACGGCGGTTCTCTGCGTCCTTGAAGAACTCTCTGACCCGCTGTGCAAGGAGAAGACTGGCGGCTTTGGCCTGAGCCTGTTTCTCTGGAACGAAAATACTCATGTAACAGCCTGACCTCCATTCACACAGACACCTTCGTACCAATCGAGAATACGAAGGGACTCGCTCACGATCTCGTCCACCTTCTCGCCGTTGCGGGTGCCGTTGAGAATGGCACTCATGGTGGAACGGTCTGTAACGATACCTCGCTTACCGAGCATATTGATAAGCCAAGTGGAGGTCAGATTGTTCGTTCTCAGACGGAAGCGAATGCTCTCACGCTCGTTCATTTACTCACCCCTTTCCGTGTGGTATATGAACAATTTTTATTGACAGCAGATTTCTCCAATGATATACTCTAATTGCACTCAGAAAAAACCATTGGAGAAATAACCGCCGAAAAAATAAACCTTTTCGGGGGGTCGGTTTCGTGTTGTCAATTTTTCTTGTTCACATTAAGGAGTATATCCTACCTTCGTAGGATTGTCAATAGAAAATCCTAAAAAAGTAGGATAAAATTTTCGGGAGGTATATATGAACACAGATCGGATAAAGGCTCTGGCGAAAAAGCAGGGTAAAACTGTCACCTATATTTGTCAGCTCATAGGTCGCCCCAAATATTATCTGAATGATGTTGCCAAAGCCGCTGATCGAGAAATTCCAGAGGAAGACTTGAAGACTATTGCGATTAACCTCGAAACTACCGTAGAGTACCTAAAAGGCGAAACCGATGACCCTCGGTTCCATTTGTCTTCAATCGGCATGAAAACTCTCCCATACGAAAGCCACGGGACACGGCCTGTCTATGGACATACTTCTGCCGGGTTCGGCGTACTTGCGGAACAGGACATTTTAGGCCATGAAACGGTCAGTCCTGAGCATGACGGCGAGGAATTTTTCTGGCTCGAAGTAAACGGGGACAGTATGTCACCGGTTATCAACGATAAAGACCTTGTTCTGGTACAAAAAGAAATGCCGCTCGAAAGCGGCAGCTTAATGGTTATATTGGTTGACGATACCGAAGGGTTCATTAAGAAGATTGCCATAAATGAAGACACCGTAACGCTGCACTCCTTTAACCCGTATTACCCGCCTATGGTCTTTGGCGGCTCTGAGTTAGGTCGGCTTCGCTTTGTCGGTAAAGTGGTCGAGATGAAAAGGAAATTCTAATATGAAAAGAGATAAATTCCCCATTGATCTGTCCATGCTGACCAAAGAGGAAATTGACCAATTCAGGGAAGACCCGTCCACTCTCTACGAGGGTGACATTGATGTGTGTTTGTACCTACGGTTCAGCTCCGAGCGGCAGCGTGAACAATCCATCGAAGGGCAGCTCCGTGACTGCCGAGCATACTGTAAATTCAACCGGTACCGCATTGTCGCCATCTATGTAGATCGTGCGCTGACTGCCCGGAAAGATGTAGAGAAGCGTCTGCACTTCCAACAGATGATCTCGGACAGCGACAAGAAGCCATGGGAATATGTCGTGGTATGGAAGCTGGACAGATTTGCCCGTAACCGCACCGACAGCGCATTATTCAAATTCCGGCTCCGTAAGAACGGTGTGCGGGTCATGTCTGCCACCGAGAGCATTTCTGAGAAGCCGGAAGGTATCATTCTGGAAGCTGTCTTAGAGGGCATGGCTGAATTCTATTCCGCTGACCTTTCTCAGAAGATCACCCGTGGTATGAGGGAGTCTGCCTTGAAATGTCACAGTATCGGCGGTCATGTTCCCCTTGGCTACAAAATAGAAGATCACCGTCTGGTCATCGACCCTGCTACGGCACATATCGTCCAAGAAGCATTCCAACTCTACGCCAACGGAGAAACCGTGGCTGAGATTTGCCGTATCTTCAATGCCAAGGGCTACCGCACCGCCAAGGGTGTAGAATTCAACCGCAACAGCTTCAAGTCCATGTTCCGCAACGAAAGATACATCGGCATTTACACCTACAAGGACATTCGCATAGAAGACGGGGTTCCTGCCATCATTGACAAGGAGCTTTTCGATACGGTACGCCGTAGGCTCTCAGTCAATGCAGAAGCACCGGCAAGGGGTAAGGCCAAGGTAGATT